GTTGTGTGTTTTAGAACATCGACCGGTAGGTACACTAGTCGTTGTGGTTGAGCGTTCGCAGTCCATAGTCCTTCTTGAGGATGTGGTCCACTGCTTCGCTCGAGAATTGCTCTCCGTAGGTCGCTCCCCCGAACACAGTGTCGAGGTGTTCACTTTGTGCGACGGTCAATCGATATCGTCGATAGACGTCTTGTGCGTGGAAGTGGAAGGTCTCCTTCTCCAAGCCAAAGTGTCCGTGCGCTAGTTGTAGGTTCACAACGCGCAAGCTTACGGCATCCGTCTTTCCGGCTGTACGTCTCATTCGATTGATGAGGGGAAAGCTGGCCAGTGGATAGGTGCCTTGTAGGAGTGCACTTTGAAATCTCATCCCGCGTTTCTTGAGGTCTCCCGAGCCTGGGAGGTCGCCTTTTGCGACACCGGAAAGGCGAAGTAGAACTCCTGGGTTCAGGAGGGGCCGCCAAAGTCCGTCGATGTCGAGAACGGGTGAGTGTTTCAGAAATTGTATGTCTTCGAAAACTTCGCAGGTGTCAACAGTGATGATGTAACCTACGGCCGCAGCTGCGGCGATGATTTGGGTTTCGTTTTCGGCGCAACACTCGCCGATACTAACCGCTATCATGATGTTAGCGAAGTTGTTGATGGACGTCGTCATGGTGCTCCCGCTGTAAAGCTTGGGCACCCATGGTTGCAACGTGACGCGTCTTTTCGGTTCCGCAATGTCGTGGATGCGAATTGGGAGCATGCATTGCTCGACCAAAACGCGTAGATCATCGCGTACTACGCCATCAGCTAGGTGTGGATATGCCTCGAAAATCGCGGGCCCGTGACTCGCGTCACAAGCGGATATGTCGAGGTTCGCGCGGTAAACGCCGTCTTTGGTATTGACAGCGTAACACGCATCGTCGGAAAAGTAGACGAAGAAGAAGCGTCCCGTTGGACGGAGCAATTCTGCGAACACGTATGATAGGTCATCATGTGTAGGTTTCGAGCAGAAATAAATGGTCCCACCAGCATATTCAAATGGTTCCGCTCATTGCGTCCTTGAGACATTTGGTAACCCGAAAGCCTTGTAAGCTCGCTTTGACTCCCAGGTCACCAATCATCCTGGGCACCTTACCAGGTTTTGCCCATTCTTGCTTCTTCATCTTGTACAGCACATGCCGCAACCACAAGCGGTCACAGAAGTGCTCCCTGTCTCCTTCCAACAGTGCGTTCCACGCGTGGACGCGAAGCGCCCTCTTTGGGTGAACATCACCATGGTGTTCCTCCGCTTCAGTATGCATTCCCCCGTAATTGTCAAAGTACTTTGCATAACTCATTCGCAACATTCCCACCACATGTTTGTGTGTGTGGAAGAAAACAATCTGATTGCGTGAAAGACGTTGGTCTAACTCACGATCACCACGGCGCACGGCGGTCATCCGCCGCATCGCTAATCGTACGTTGTTGTTGCTGTTTTCATAGATGACTCCATTGTGGAGAACAGTCGGGCCGAAAAGGGTGCGATAACTACCATCGCCCCTAATCTGACCTTTCGCTCGTCGCACGAGAGCCTCTTGAGGGAAGCGGATTTCTCCATCGGAAAAGAATTCCTTGCCTTCTGTGCAGCGAAAATGGTGGTTGTAGATGAAATCTTCACCGTGACCAGCACTGGTCACTTTCGCTGCGTCGCAAGCTGAGGTGTTCACTAAGTACGGGTCCTTTTTGATCTTTGAACAGAAGATCGGACCCGGTTCGTGAAATCCGGCACATTAGTACCGGTTGTTGCCATTTTGTGCAGCAGACCGCGAACGACGCATTGGTTCACGATTGCTATCACTGTCCACGTGATTAACATTGGCTTCTTCAGGTGCATCGGCTCGTCCTGGAGGCGTCGCCCTACCCAGTCCGTAACGCCTGAATTTAATGTTTGTGATATTGTAAAATCTGCCTGCAAAGCTGCCATCCTCATAAGTTTGGGATCTACCAAAGCCTCATTCAAGAGGTTGATATAAATTGGCACTTCTTTAGTGGTATTGTACATATCTTGGAGTAACACAAGATCTCCCTTTTTGTCTTGAAGCTTTGAACCATTCCTGTCAAATTTCAGGAACCAATTCCGAATCTCCTTTGTCGAAGCTCCTTTGAAATGGAAGGCTTCGCCGATGGTGGTTTCAGAAACCTGATTGACATGAAATTGCTCACCTACACTGCAACAGCAGCAGTGTGTAGCAAGATTAATCCGGCAAGTGTTCAACCATTTTATAAAACCCCGCTTTTCAACGATTCCGGAGTTTAAATAAATGGAAAATCTCTGTTCGGCAAAAATAGAGAGAGGATCTGTTTCCTCCTCCCGTATCATAACCTCCCGGCCCGGAGGTGATAAGGTAACGACAACTGGCGAAGACTCTTCATTTTCCGCCGGAGCGGAATCTCTGCTATAAGCAGGTGCGGCCGAAGCCGAAAGTCCAGTCGAAGCACGCGTAAGTGACGCGTATCTTAATCGTGTGATCGGGGGTTTCTCGTTGGCAACATCTGGTAATATGCTGCGTGAGATGCACATGAGTGCGGTTTCATCAGATTCTTTCTGTTCCGGGAGAGAGATCTGGTCGTATGCTTGTCGGACATTTGTTGCGCCGTCCGAATGGCTAGAGCCGAAGGTGATGTTTTCATTCTTGTCTTCTTTGAGATAGTCAGGAATTTGAACTTTTGCTGTAGGATTCACCTCGTTTTTGTGCTCGTCACGATTCCCTCGTTGGGAAGCTTTTATGCATTTTCGCGAAGCTTGGTGTTGCTCGGCGAGAATTCGGAGGCTGCCACGCTCAGCGGGACTGCTGGGTGGTGTGGATGGCTCTTCTTCTGTCATAAATGCATCGTAGTTCTGTCTCCATTCGTCACTATCACTTGAGGAGCTAACCGCCGAAAGTTCGGCGTCCAAGATGCTCCTATCGATCAGATCTGCGTAGTGAATGTTTGGAAGACAGCCGCAATGGCCGTGTGGGTCTCTATTTTGACAGTCAGCGGCGAATTCTGTGAGTTTACACAGATTCCACCGGCGGGTGACACGAGGTTTAGGTTTTCCTTCAGCTAAGCGGCGTTCGGCGCCTTGCTTTTGTGGTGTACGATGAAAATGTCCATAGATGGTACATCTTTCGTGGTCACAGTCAGCAATGTTGCATGTGAATTCTCCTTCCTTGGTTACCGTTTTGGAACCTTTGCGTCCAGAAGACCTGCGTCTATGGTCCTTGGGTGTTCCTTTGATGTTTCGGGAGGACGGGGCCGGTCCTTCGCCGGGGTAGCCCAACGTAGAATCGAATTTACGTGTGTGCTTCCGCTTGTTTGGGACTGAGTCTCTAGTCCGGTGGCCAGCGAGCTTACGCTGGCGTCGTGCGATGTCTTTCGGGTGTTTGGTACAAAATTTGGGAACTTTTGGTTCCTTAGCTTTGCCAATCCAACCGTCGGACTTCGGCTTTGTTTGAGTTAAGTTCAGTTGTGTTCTGTAACACTGACCAGTAGGTACACTAGTCGTTTGGATGTTTACATCTTTGCCATTGGTGATGAGGAGGCGCCCTGGGGGTTTTTGATAGAATTTAACGTCCACTTTTAATCTATCAGGGACCATGGTGAAAAGCTGCAAGCGCTCTTTAAGCTCCCACTCTCAACAAAAATTCCACATGGAGAGGTTTCTGGTACGTCTTAATCTGCGTTAGAAACATGTTTAATGCGGGTTTGTCTACTGATCGTGAGCCATTCTCAGGAGCTATAAGAGTTCATATGGCAAGTACTACGGTACTTGCGGCCTATTTGTGGAGCTGAGTGCCCGGTCCTGTTATGTACAAACAAATCCGTTTTGATAGATCTCTTCCCACGATATTTCGGTTCCCATGTGCTACGGTAATCCCAATGGTTAGGTGAAAACCGCGAAAAGCAATTGAATAAGAACAAATCGTCGTGAAAAGAGGTTTGATGTTTTAAGGTGGATATCCGGGCAGTCGCAACTCGACACACTCGCACAAGTTGCTATCTTGTGGGTAGAATTATGACGTCTAATATTACGGTTTGTTGACGCAGTGAGGCCCTCTCTGCGGTGTTTATTATAATTGTTTGGAGTTCTCTCTCCAGGTTATGCATGTGGTTTCCTCACACGACGCTTGAATGTGGCGTCGGTTTTTGGGTGATCTACAACGTCTGAATGGTCAAACAACCTCCTTGGTCGAAGTTGTATGTGCCGGTAGGCGTTGGATCGATGACCTGTATCTTTAGTTGGAAATGATCACCGGGATTCACAACATTGAGGTACGTATGGAATGGTATGTGCCTAATTCCATCTGGGTCGAGTGGGCTAGTGAGGAGAAAGCCCGCAGGTGAAGCCTGGATTCCGTTGATGAACAACGCGAAGGTGAAAGTTGCACCTCCGTTGCCGCCATTACAACCAATGCCAACTCCACCGTCGAGGCGATAAGACCCGCAGGGAAGTCGATAGACTTCCTCATTGGGGCTCGGGCCAAGACTTTCTTTGACAAGACCCAGCGCAGGTAGCGCTGGGTTGAGGTTGTAGTTGATGGTCGTGTAAAGACCGTTGGTGGCGACTGTCCCGCCGGCCGATTGGACTTGGTTCACAAAAGTGTAGTTCTGTGGGATAAGCCTGGTCGGTTCAGTTTGTGGGCTGAAGAACTCCACTTCATAGTGCACCCAGAGCTGCCCGATTGGCCGCTCAGATGCACAAGAGATAGTGGAGAAGGTGATGCTACACCCATCGTACAATTGGAGGTCTCCTGCGACGTTTCCGCAACGGATTCGTTTGTGTTGAACACCGTCAAACATCCTAGATGAAGGAACGTTCAGTGAACAAGATTCGAATACTCGAGAGTTACTTTGCGTCTCGTAGGTGCTTAATCCTTGTAGGGATGTAGGTGGACCCGTGGTTGGATCGTAGTCGGCAGCAATGTAAACACTGCCGGGGGTAGTGACGACTGCCTCGGCCGGAATATACACAAAACTCAAATTCTTGAATCTGTATTTTTCCCAGCCTTGTGCCTGAGTGGAAAGCCAAGTGTACATGAGCAATCCAGGGTTGACGGCGTAGCGTGTCGCGGCGAAATCGTCCGATCCATTAACAGTAGCGATCAATTCATGATTTTTAATGGTAGTGGATTTTAACCCGGATTTGATCCGGGCCGGTCGAGATTGCACGTGGTACGTGAGTGCTGCGGGCACTCGTTGTACGCTCATCGGCATTGACGAGCTTTTGTTCCGCCGTTGTTTGGCGGCGCGTCTCCTTTTTCGGAAACGCTGAACACCGTTGTATGCTCCCTTGCCGAGCCGGATGGCGGTGGCAAGGTTTTCAGCGGTGAGGTATGAGGCGAGGGTGGCTCGGCCACCTCTCTGTCCTGCGGAGGCTAGCTTACGGGCTAGTACGAGTTGATTGTTAGGGAGTAACTTTTTAAACAACAAGATCTACTCATGATCATGTGTCGAGACAAAGGTCTTGCCAGAGACGGTGAAAACCGTCTGGTTGCCCATCCTGATGTCCAAGCCTTGCAAGCTTGCGGGTTGCAGTCTCGTGGCAAAGAGAAAGTGCACAAGCCGGTTGAATTACTTGGTGATGGGCACCGGTACTTATCCAAGGTAACGGTACTTTCTTGACTCTCCCCAGGTCACTGTTGGTCCGCACTTCATTAAGCAATGGCTTCAAATGAGTTTTCGGAGTTTCGGTGAGGTGGGCTAGAATAACAAGGAGCTTGTTGGTGTCCCTGTGGCCATATGAAATGATTAGCGAAGCCAATCACGACGAAAACAGGGGAAAAAAGCGC